GCTAATCCTTGTCCTATTGCAGCACCACCTATTTCAGCAGCAGTTGCCTTTTCTTTGAGGTTTACTAAAGCCTTCTTAGGGTCTAGGAAATACTGAACAAGGTCTGCTTCACCAATACCATAAAATTGTTGGAATGCACTCTTAGTTCCTGGGTCAGCCATCTTAACTCTATCTACCGCAGTAGATACTCTGTCAGTAAATTCAAGAGCAGATATATCAGCACCAATAACATCAGCCATTGCTGTCTGTTTAAGACTTCTATCTACACCAAAGTAATTCTCAAGACCATATGATTTAAGAGTCTTTGTGTAGTCATCCTCTAGTGCTAGATATTCCGCTTCACTTAATACATTTAATCCAGCAGAACGTCTTAATTCATTTCCTCTAAATCTTTTAATATATGGTGCGTTATATCTAACATCAGTCTTTAAAGCAAGGGTTGCTTCTTCGGGACCATATCCTTCACGCATTAAAGTTTCTATTGTGTCACTTAATTCACTTAAACCATACTGATTGAATACACCTTTAATAATTGCAAATGCATCTCTAGTATCTGTGTTTTCAGTTCCCTTATAATCTGGGTTAGGTTCAAATGGACCATAAGTAAATCCACCTCTACCATCGTGGAATTTTTTACGTCTTTGTTTATTATCTGGAGAATATTCATAACCAGCATCTGTACCTGCAGCAGGAAATTTTACTCCAAGTTT